CCGATGCTGCCGTCAATGACCTGCAAATGGGTGAGGAAGGTCGTGACGTCGGTTGCGTTGATCTTGTACGTCTCAGCCATTCATGCCTGCCAGGAAGGCCATGCGCCGCAGCGCACGGGGGAGGGATGTATCGGCACGCTCACCGGCGACCGCGTTGACCGTGATGCCGCCGTTGATCGTGAAGCCGCCACCGCCGCCAGCGCCCGGCGCCGACATGCCCGCCAAGGGGTTGATGCCGCGGTTGAGCTGGGAGAAGAAGCCGGCGCCGAATTGCTGGACCGCTGCCTTGCGCACCACGAACTCGCCTGGGGTGAGCATGGCTGGCACGGTGTCCGAGCCGCGGGTGCGGCCGGTGCCGTAGATCGGGCCACCCGCTGCCCGCATGTGTGGCGGGATGCTGTCTTCGTTGTTGACGACGATGTCGTAAGTGAAGGTGCGGGTGCCCGTGGGCAGACCCTCCATGCGCTCTTTGAGGTTTGCCGCGAGGGTGTTGTTGTCGCGGAACTTGCCAATGAGCGAGTCAAAGGGCTCGAGGAGGGAGGCGCGCACGTCGGGGGGCACGCCCATCTTCTGGAGCACCACGTTGGCGTCGCGTGACGCCTGCTCCATGGTGCGGATCTTTTCGGCTGCGGTCTGCTGACCCTCGGCAACCTTCTGCGCCGCGTCAAAGATGTCGTCAAGGGCGTTGGCGTTGTCCCGCATCTTGGGGTTAGCGTCGCCAAACTCTTTGCCGTTGTCCTTGATGGACTTCCGCAGGTCGTCTAGGGCTTCTTGGTAGCCGCGGACGGCGTCATTCTTGGAGGTGAGGTCGCCAAAGATTTTGAGCTCGCTGTTGAGGTTCTCAAAGTATTGCTCGGTTTCTTCGGCCTCGCGGGCGAGTTTGCCCATGTCGTCGGTGGCCTGCTGGATGCCCGAGGACACGGTGCCCGAGAGTACGTCGGCCATGTCCTTGCCGCGGTCAGAGAGGACGTCGGACTCGTCCGCACCCAGACCAATCGCATCGGCAAGCATCTGCCAAGGCCCGATGTTGTTGACGACGGCGATGTTGACTAGGTTGCCAAACAATTCGATGGCGCCGGACATTTTGCCGATGGTTCCGGCAAGTTTGCCGATGGTCCCGCCGATCTGCTCCATTTGCGGCTCGAGCTCTTGCAGGGTGTCCATGAGGTCTTCGGTGCTGCCACCGAGTCCTTCTTGGAAGGCGTCAAGGAAGCCCTTGCCGAAGGCTTCCATGAGTTCGTCGGCGGCGATGGTGAGCCGGTCGATGGTGCCAGCGAACGTGTTGGCGCGGGCTTCGGCCTGGCCGCCGAACAGGCGGGTGAGTTCGCCCGTGATCTTGGTGAGGTCGCCGGTCTTGAGGACCGCCCCGTCAATGCTGGGGGCGAGGCGCCGCAGCGACGTGGTTTGGCCATTGGCGGCCTTGGCAAGTGCGGCTGTGACGCTGGTGAGGTCGCGGCCCGTACCGGCGGACACGTCAAGCGCCAGGTTGAGGAGGTTCTGGGCGTCGTACAGGTTGCCGGTCGCGGCGGCTAGTTGGCCGAGGGCAGGGCGCAGCTGGTCATCGGCGACGCCAGACGCGCGCTGCGTCTTGTCAATGAAGTCGTCCACGACGGGCATGGCGAAGCCGAGGGCGAGATTGTCCAGCGCCATCTTGAGGCGGGCAACGGACTTTTCTTCCTCGATGGCGGCTTGGACTGCTTGGACGCCGAGTTTGATCGCGAAGCCCGCGGCGGCGGCACCAGCGAGGGCGAACGCCGGGCCGAGTGCGCCGCGCAGCGTGCCGCCCAATTGCTTCATGGGGCCTTGTGTTTTGGCCGCCTGCATCTTGAGCCGGTTGAGGTCAGCCTGCGCGCGCTTGAGGTCGCGGTCGTTGTAGTCGGTCCCGACAATGATCTGGATGCCTTTGCCAGCCATTAGGGCATCCTCCTGTTGATTGCGTCGACTGCCCGGTCACAAGCCTTCTGGACGTCGGCCAGTGTTTGCGGGTAAAGCTCTTTGACTGCCGCGCGCGCGAGGCGGCCCTTCTTCTTGCCTGACTGCACTAGGCGCCCATGACGGCTGACGTTCCGCACGAATTGCTCGCCCATGGGGCTTGTCGCGCCGCCGGGGTTGACCGCGCCCGCCGACTCGAAAATGGCGGCAGAGGCGCCCGTGCTTGTCACGATGACGCTGGTCTTGCGGCGGCTGACACTTGCACCGATGGGCGCCCAGGCGGGCCAGCCGCGTGACGTGCCTCGAGGCCGCGCGGGCAGATCCTCGCGCCAGCCCGACATCGGGGGGTCAGACGGTGCCTTCTGGCGAATGTAGGCGGCCATGCCGTCGCCGGCTTTCTTGATGTCCTTGGCGACCTCTTTGGCCGTTTCTGGCTCAAGTTTCCGCAAGCCTTGCAGCACGGCGTCAACGCCGGTGAGTCGCACCATCATGGCCTAACTCCTCCCGGCTGATTGCTGCGCACGCCACGACAGGTATTTGCTCATCGTGAAAATCATGCGGTCTGATTCGGCAAGGACTTGTGACGGTGCGAGGCCGTATTCATACGCCAGGTGGACTATGTGCCAGTGGGCGTTGTCGTCCCCTCCAAAGGGACGATCTTGCCCTGCCCAAACTCCACGTTCTCCACGCCAGCCAGCCAGCCGTCAAAGTCCAGGCCGGTCTTGCCTGTGCGGTGGAGGGAGTGCCACGCCAGCCAGCACGCGTCCGTCAGACGGAAGTCATCGGCGAGGCGGGCAATGCTGCGGTCGTGCTGCTGCTCAAAGGCGACCTGGTCGGCGACCGAGGCCGTGGCCTCGGCCGCCGTCCCGTCGGCGTAAGTGATGGTGAACTCGATGCGCAAGGTGGGCTCCTAGCCTAGAAGGTGCCGGTGGTGGACTTAGTGATTTCGCCAACCGCGGGCCACGTCACGTCGAACGTGGTGAGGTCGCCGACCTGGCCACTCACAGGGGTCTGGGAGGCGCACAAGACGGGGACGGTGTAGAGCGGAGCAGTCGCAGCTGCGGTGCCCTGAGTGGTGGACGTGCCCGCGAGGATGACCACGCTGGCCGTGCCACCAAAGACCGAGCCCAGGGTGGCGTTGACGCTGGAGGCGTCGTAATCCTGGTGGAACGAAATGGTGACGGAGGCGTCCTTGAGGCCCGCGATGCGGCTGCGCGCGGACTGACCAAACGCGGTGGTCTCAATTTCGTCGACGGTCTCAGTGACCTCAACGCTTGCGATGTTCGTCGTGAGCTCGGTCCCGCCGACCTTCACGCGAAGATTCTTTCCGATGAACTTTGCCATTTGTGCTATCTCCTTAGCCGGCGGCGATCACGGTCACGGAAAACTCGGCCGTGTGGTAGGTGACATCCCCAATGGCCAGCGACCCTTGGTTCGTCATTTGAGTGACTCGGCAATCCAAGGCTTTGCCCCCGAGGGTGCGGTCGCCTTCGATTGCCGCCTTCACCGACGCGCTACCGCTAGAAGCGCAATAGGCGTCGAGGTTGGTCTGCGATGCCCGGTCAGCCACGCGGCCAACAATGAGCATGATCGTGAACGTGTAGTCGTCTGAGCCGCGCCCGAACGCCGTGTCATAGGTGATGCTGCCGGGCATGACCACGGCGACGGGGGGCTGCGGGTTGTCGGGAATGTACGCGCTGGAGCGCAGCCCTGTGATGGTGGCGAGGCGGGTGGCGAGGCCGTTGCGCAGATCGGTGAGTGCGGTCACGCGACACCTCGGAAGCGGCGGTAACCCTCGATCAGCTGGGCGACGTCGGGGTCCAGGCCACGGCTCACGCGCATGATGCCCATGTCGCCGAACCCGGCCACGCCGAGCGGACTCTGTAGACGCGCGCTAAGGCGGCTGGCTTGCAACACGCAAGCCTGCGTCACCGTCACGGGGACCGTTGCCCAGCCATAAACCGCGGTGACCTTGACGGTGGTTTCCCGGTCCACGGGGAAGACATAGTCGCCAATGGCACGCAGGCGCGTGTACGGCCAGGTCAGGCCGCCGACGTAATCATTCAGCGGCTCGGGCTGGATGTCGCCGGTGTGGGCCGTGAGATCCCAGGTGAGGTCATAGATGCCGTCCTCACTGCTGGAGGTCTGCACCTGCGTGATTGAGCGCGCGTCGTCAATCTGGACCACGTAGGGGTCATCAGCCTGGAAGTAGCGTGTCGTGGCTGCGGTGCCGCCGTAGATGAAGTTGCGGCTGCAGTAGGCGTCAATCAGGCGGGACGCGGACTCCACTGCCATTTCGAGCAGGGCGTCGTCGGTGGCGTCGGCCGAGGGGATGCGCAGCGCAGACTTAATCTGCGACAGCGATGCATAACCGTTGGAGATTGCCACGGTTTAGCCTCCGATTTCGTAATGCTTCCGCATCCAGTCGACGGTGAGCGGCAGGCCCTGGGCCAGCCGAGTACGGGGAACGTGATGAAGCAAGGCTTTCGCCTTGGAGATGTCGGGCTTCTTGCTGGTCACGTTGTGCTTGTCCAGCGGGAGCCGGTTCACCAAGGACGGATGCGCGCCGGTGATGTCGAGGAGCATGTTGGCCATGTCCTCCACGCTGACGTATTCGTCGCCGCCAATGTTCACGGTCTCACCAGGGGCGAAGTTGTCGGCCGCGTTCGCCAGGGTCGGGATGAAATCCCCGGCGTACAGGAACACCCGGTGATAGCCCTCATAAACCGTGATGGGCTTACCCGTGAGCAGCCGGTGAGCGAACAGGCACACCACTGAGCGATAGTCGTGATACCGCTCGCCGGGTCCGTAGGCGTTGAAGAACCGCAAGGTCATGGTCTTGGTGCCGTAGCGGTTGGCGAAGTTGCGGACTTGGTCCTCATTGACCCGCTTGGAGATTGCGTAGTCATTGGTGAGGGGTGGCTGCGGGTGCTCCAGCAGGTAACGCTCGTCAATGGCTTCGGCGTCGGCCTCGCCATAAACCTCGGAGGATGAGGCGAAGACGTGGCGGAAGCCGCGTTCGCGCTGCAGCTCGAGGACGTTGCGGGTGCCGATGGCGTTGGTGCGCCATACCTGCTCGTAGTGCTCCTCGCCGTTGATGCGCCCGAACTCAGCGGCCAGGTGGAAGACCAGGTCAAAGTCGCCGATGCGGTCAAAGGCGGCCCGCAGCTGCCGATAATCCCCGATGTCGGCGCGCACCGTCTGCGGGAGGCCGGTGTGCTGCAACTCCACACCCCAGACGTCGTGGCCGCGTTCGCGCAGCTCGGCGACGAGGGGGCGTCCTAGGGTGCCGGCGGAGCCGGTGACAACGATCTTCATGGCAGGGGCCTTCCGGTGCGCAGGATGTTCCAGAAGCGGGTCGGCTGCTGGTTGAGAATGTCAATGGGGTCGCCGGGCTCGAGGCGGCCGACGAGGACCGGGTTGGTGATGACCTGGCAGCACGCCAGGGTCGCCTCGATGACGACGAGGGGGCAGGCGTCGCGCTCTTTCGGTAGGTGGACGAAGTAGCGGGCGCGGGCCATGTGGTCCAGCACGTCTTCGTGGGGGGCGTTCTCCAGCTCGACTAGGCGCACGCCGTTGCGTTGCGCCCAAATGCGGGCGTTCAGTTTCCCCTTGGCGGGGTGGGCGCGGCCGGCAAATAGGGCGAAGTCTTCTTTGGCGTCCGCGGGTCGCACACAATCAACCGGCACGGGCGAGTGGATAAACAGGTCCCGGCGGCCGGTCCATTCCGCTTCCCATTCGCGGTGCGCCCGGCTCATCGTGATAAACCGTTCGGCCTGCTGGAATAGTCGCGCCTTAGCGGGGGTGCGGTGTTGGGCGTGCTGCACCCAGACAATCGGCTGCGAAGCCGCTAGGACGTCCATAGCGGCCTCAGATAATTTGTCTGTGCCTCCGACTACTACCCGGTCGTATGAGCCGTCTAGCGCGCTCTCAAAGGCGTCGGGCTCAACGTAAGTGACCTCAACGTCAGCCGGTGCCGCCGTGACCATGTAGTCGGTATTTCGCTCCGCGCCGCCCGCGTACTTACCGGGCAGTAATGCGGAGTGCCGCGCCTCCACCTTCGGGATGTGGTGCGTGACCCAAGCGACCCTCACGGCGCAAGCAGGATGTTGAGCGCGGGACGCCAGTATTCGTCGAAGACCCGGTCGGCGTCGTAGCCGCGGGCAAAGTCGATGGCCTTTTGCGACCGGCCCCGACCTCGAGCCACCGCAGCCTTGAGGTTGTCCACAATGCTGGGGACGGAGGGTGTGAAGAACCAGCAGCCCTGGGCGACATCCCATTGCGGCTGGACTTCGCAGAGCCAGCCGTCGCCGACGAGCTCGGGTTGGGCGGTGGCGTTGGACACGATGACGGGGGTTCCCGTTGCCGCACTTTCTATTGCGGGTATCCCGAATCCCTCCCCGCGTGACGGTTGCAAGAACACGTCCATGGCGGTGTAGATCGCGGCCAAGGCTTCCTTCGGGATGCCCATGCGGTAGGCGTAGTTGTCAGGGAACTTGACGCGGTCCTCGGGCACGCCTGTCGCGGCCAGGAGCGCGCGAAGGTCAATGCCTGACATGGCCGCGGTTGGCTCCGTGTGCAGGTAAAGCCAGACGTCGGGGTTTTCCTGCATGACCATGCCAGCGGCAAGGAAAGACTCGGCGAAACTTTTGCGGTCTACGGTGCCCTTATTCGCGGACACCATGCCGATGACGAAGGCGTCCTCGGGAATACCCATCCACTGCCGGGCGGGCACCTTGCCGTCGCTGCCCTCAATCAACTCCGTCGGCTTGAACACCTGCGTGTCAATCGCGTGCGGGACGTAGAGCGCCTGCACCCCGGCGCGCTCAATGGCGTCAAGTCCGAACTTGGACATGGCAATCGGAGTCACGTTGGGGCGGGCAAGCCAGTCAATGACGGGCTTAGGCGCGGGGAAATGGTCAACGGGCACCCAGGAGGCGACACGCTCGAGCACGTCCCAGCCGCCACCCTTGAACACCCAGCAGTCAAACAAAGTGACGACGAGGGCTTGCTGCCCGGTCGGGCGGCCGAAGTCCATGGCATAGGCGGGGATGACATCGTTGGAGTAAACATCCAAGCCGCGCGGGTAAACCGGCAGGCCTTCCCACTCCATGATGGAGCCCTCGAGCCCGTAGTTGGACGCGATGGCTACTTCGTGCCCGGCTTTTGCGAGGCGGCGCGTGACTTGCTGCGTTTGCTCGCCGTATCCCGTACTGACCCAGGGCGCGTTTGATGCCCAGAGGATTCTTCGCGCAGCAACCCCAGGCGCAGTAGTTGCTCCCTCTCGGGCGGCGGCACGTCTAGCGGGATTCCCCGAACGTGCATGACTACCGGTTCGCTTTTCTTTCGTGGCATGGGCCACCTGTTTCTCCTTGTGTGCGCAGGGGGTGTGGATGGCCCCGCCCCCCTGCGCAAAGGCGGGGCCATCCACGTCTAGGTGCCTAGTGACTAGGCGGTGCCGCCCGTGAACCGCTTGACGTGCGACGTCTGCGGCAGCGCACCATCCACGCGGATGGTGAAACGCAGACTTTCCTGGCCGGTGTTGAAGGCGTAGTCCGAGGACCGCGCAACCTCAATACCGCCCACGGTGCGGACGTAGTAGCTGGGCAGATGGCCGCAGAGGACGCTGCGGGCACCGGAACCAACCGACGCCATGGCGGGGTTCTCGATCAGAGCGTGACCCAAGAGGGTGTCAGGAGATCCCGGAACCAGTGTCGGGACGAAGACGTAGTCGCCGCCCGACGTCTTGAGCTTGCGGATTGCGCCGATGCTTGAACCGTTCGCCATGAAGCCGAAGCCGGGGAGGCGGCGGGCTGCACCATCGACCGAGTAGAGCAGGTCGATGAGGTTGTCAGCGGTGAAATGCCCGGTGCCTGCAGTCGCGGTGGCGGTGCCGCCTGTGATGCCAGCAGCCGCAGACGTAGCGATACCGGTGGGCTCAACGGTGCCGGTGCCCACGGTGAGGGCGTTGTTGACGGCGTAGCCGATGGCGTTGCCAGCCTGCTGACCGAGGAAACCGATGACGTCAATGTTGCTGTCGGAAAGGAACTCTTGCGACACCTGGACCATAAAGGCGTACTTGTAAGCCTTCAGCGTGGTCTTGGCGAAGCCGGGGTCCGACTCGTCAATGGCAGCGGCCTCAGCCTCAATGGCTGCGGTCGACCAGCTGGCGAGCGACGGAAGGACCAGGTCCTCACCGGATGCGGTGTTGAGCACGGTGACGACCGACGGGTCAAGCATCGGGCCGACGAGGCGGGCCTGGTCAATGACGACGTCAGAGAACGACGTGGGCACCGGGGCGTTGCTCGTGGTCTTGGCAAGGTCGCGGCGCTCGAAGCCGAAGACGTGTGAGCGACGCTCACCCATGAGCAGCGAGCGGAGGATGTCGGCGTCCGTCTCGGCCGCAACGGTGCGGGCCTCAACCGGGCGGGCGACGTCCTCAAGCCCACGCATAGACTCGGCGATTTCGCGCTCACGCTTCTCGGCCTCGATCAGCGTGTCAATGGTGGCGCGCTTCTCGTCGAGCTCAGCAAACGTGCGGTCAACGAACTCGCGCTCCTCGGCGGACAGGCTGCGGCTCTCAGCTGCGGCCTCGTCCATCTTGGCCTTTGCTGCGTGGTACGCCGCCTGGCGGTCGTCCACGAGCTTCTTCAGGTACTCGGACAAAGCAATTCACCCCTTTCTGGGGTACTCGTAAGGATTGCGCAGGTGATGGCAGTCCCGCCGAGGCTCCTCAGAGCGGGTAAACCCTGGCCGCGGCTCCGCGGTCAGGGAAGATTTAGAGCGCCTTGAAGGCGAGGTCGAGCTTGGTGCGCAGCAGGTCGGTGTCGTCCGCGACCGCTTCGGGCTCCGGCTCAGGTGTCGGCTCAGGTGCGGGCGCCAACTTGGCGACAACCGCAGACAGCAGCCCGGCCTGGTCAAGCGTGAGGGTGGCGCCACGCTCCAGCGCCTCGAGCGCGCCGTTGAGTGCGTCGGCGTCCTCGCCCGTCTTCTCGGCCAGCATGTCCAAGCTGCGCACGCTCGCCGATGTGGCTCCGTAGGCCGGGAAGGCCACGATGGAAGTCTCATGCAGGCGCACCTGGTTCAGCGTGCGCTGGGACCCGTCCTCACTCCACGAGTCCCCACCGCGGGGCACTGAGAAACCGAAGGACATTGAGTCAATGACGCGCGGGTGCTTGCCGCCAGCGCCGAGCAGCACGGCGAGGTCACGGCCGTCCGTCGTATCGGGAAGGGTGGCCTTGACCAGCAGCCCGCGGGAGTCTTCCTCAAGTGACATGGTCTTGGACCGCGTGGAGGCCAGAGGACGTGCCGGGTCATGGTTGACCAGCAGGAAGATGTTATTGCGTGAGCGGATCGTGCGGCTGAACGCGCCAGGGGCAATCGTTTCAGTGAAGGGCAGCGGCTCGCTGGGCGAGTTGAATACGGCGGCGTAACCCTCAAAAGTCATGCCGTCCGCTGCCTCGCGCACCTCAATGTCGTCGACAGTAAATGTGCGGGTTTCCATCTTCGTCATGCCAGACCTAGCCTTCGCTCGTCGGGTAAACCGACTGGGGGTTATTGGGGTCGATTTGCGAAATGCCCTGGAGCATGACCGAGGGCAGCCCGGTATGGGCGATGGCCGGGAGGCCAAGAGCTGCGAGGGTTTCCGCCGGGTCATAGCCGGCGTTGACGAGGCGCTGCGCCATCAGCACCTTGCGGTCCTCCGTAACGATGTCGGCATCCCCGACAGCGATGTTGGCGAGCGGGACGCGCGGGAGATCCCCACCGTCCACGGGGCGCATGTCCATGAGGCCGCGCACGTCGTTCACGCTCATGTACCCGGCCTGCATGGCGGTAGAAAACACCTGCGCCTGCGTGGCGGAGTCGCCGCGAAGGAGACCGTCCATGTTGACGCGCATAAAGGCGTCGCCGGCGAGCAGGCGGTTGTGGGCCTCCTCAATGGCCGTGATGAGGGGTGTGAGGGAGTAGCGCACGAACTGGATGGCGTTGTGCTCCACGCTGGCGTAGGACATGGCGCCCGGCGTGTTCAGCCCGATCATGGATGGCGGCACGCGGAACACTCGAGCGATTTCCTCGACCGCGAATTGCCGCGACTCAAGCATTTGGGCCTGCTCGGCGTCCGAGCCGATCTTCTGGAACTTCGCACCACCGGACAGGACGCCCGGCTTGTGCGACTTGCGCAGACCCTTGTGCCCGGCCTCGAAAGCCTCGACGACGTCCTTGGCCTGCTCCTGCGTCAGATTGCCGGGGAACTCAATGATCCCGCCGGCGTTAGCGCCGTTGGAGAAATAGCGGGACGCGAACTCGTCCAGCGCCTTCGCCAGCCCAAGAGTGTTCTTGACCTCCTCGATGCGCGACGTGCCCATGACCGAGCCGGGCTTGCGCATTTCGCAGATGTAAAGCACCTGGTCGCCAGGCAGCACCGTCTTGCCGTCAATGACGAACTCGCGGCCACGCGTCGCAGCGTTACGGCGCACCGTCACCCGCGTCGGGTCAAGCGGCTGCAACGCCACCACGTCACCATTGCCGCCACGAATGATCTGAATGACCGCGCCATGGGAAAGCAGCATCGACACCACGACCTGCTTGTAATACTCCACGCGCGACGACCCTGGACCCTCGGGCTCGTAAACCCAGGCGGGCCGAGGGCGGAAAGGCAGACGGTTGCCGTCACGGCGAATGAACGTGTCCACCGGCAGGCTTGAGATCGTGTCCGCAAGTAGACGGGTGCAGGCATACACCGCGCCGATCTGCGTCGCGTTGTTGATGCTGACCGACGTACCCGCCCACGTCTGCAACGTGGACACGTCAAGTCCCGCGCCCCAAATCTGCTGATACGACAGGTCCCGAGACTCCACCTCAGCGCCACCAAACAGGCGACCAAGCATTAGGCCTCACTCCTCTCACGCGCCACGCCGAACGCGGTGATGATGAGCCCGCCGACGATAAGCCCCAACCACGGGGCGATAAGCGCGCAGCCCGCCGTCAACAAGACGGCGCCCGCGATCTGCAAGACCAGGGCAACGCGCATGAACACTCCTAGAAGCTGAAAAATTGCGGGACAAGTGCTTCGGGCTCCGCCTCACGGCGATGCGTCGCACGGTCAAAAGCGATGATGGCCGCAACCGCGGCGTCAATCTTGCGAGGCGAACCGCGGTGCTCCTTGACTACGCGCGGCCCTTTCCCATCCACCTTGACAACACAGTTGTCCAGGTGACGGGCCAACGTAGGGTGATGGTCGTGGCTGACCTGGCCAGATACCACCGCGTCGTAAAACTTCGCCGTTGAGGGAACCATCCGAGCCGGACTTGAGGACGGATACTCCACCACAGGGACCCCGGCCTCGGCCAACGCCTCCATTGACCGAGCCCACCGATACGGGTCACACGCAACCTCCACCACCTGCCACTTGCCGCAGGCCTCAAGGATGCGCGCCTCAACCGCGCCAATGTCTACGCGCCAGTCGTCACGGTCGCCCGGCTGCTTTTCCCAAATGTCCACCAGCCAGACCCGCGGCTGCTCCTCAACGGTGACGCCCACGATGGCCGTGGTGTCGTTGTTGAACGAGCCGTCAAAGCCGAGCACGACCGGAGTGCCGTCATCCGGCGGGGCAGATTCAGGCAGCGCCGCCCACTCCCCATGCGGAAGCCACGCCTGCTGCGAGCTCACGAAAACATTGGTCCGCTTCGTGCGAAACTCAGCCTCCGGCGTCCGCTTCACCGCGGACTCAAAATCCTCGGGGTCTTGAATGTCACCGAAACCAGGGTTGGCTAGTTTCCACGAATCCGGCGCACGGTGGTCGCAATCCGCTGACGCCTGCCACCAAGCCGCGAAGAAGGACTGGTCCTCCACCTCGCCAGCCGCCACCCGCTGCGCATACTGATAAAGCCCGTAAGCGACCGAGTCCTGCCCGGTGGAATCCGTCCGCACCCCGGCCGTCGTAATCGCCAGCGTCAAGGCGTCATACCGCGCGGCCTGCGCCAGCGTCATGACATCCCACAGCTCGCGATTAGGCGCCGCGTGCAACTCGTCATAAACCACCAAGGTCGGCGACAAGCCTTCCTTCGTGAACGCCTCACTCGAAAGCACCCGATAAACCGAGCCAGTCGACGGGATCTCAATGGCGTCCCGATACAACTTCGCCTGCTCGGCCAAATCCGGCGACATCTCCACCATGGCCTTCGCCATGCCGAAGACGATGCGCGCCTGGTCCCGATCCGCGGCGCACGAATAGACTTCGCCACCGCGCGGCCCCATGAAAAGGCCATAAAGGGCGATGCCCGATCCCAGAGCAGACTTACCGTTCTTCCGGGGTAAGCCCACTAAGGCGACCTTCGCCCGCAGCCGCTTATCCGGCCGACGCGCGAACAGGTTGTCCACCAGTTTGCGCTGCCAAGGGCGCAGCAGCAAAGGCTCACCAGCGCGGCCGCCCACCGAATCCTTCACCTGGGGGCACAGGGCTTCAACAAACTCAGTAACCAGCGGGCCGTCGCCGCGCCTCACATCGGCCGGCGGCACCGGCGTCAAAATCGCCGGAGGCCAACCCTTTACCTTTCGGGGTGCCATGCGCAGGAGGCTCCCTACTTATCGCGCTTCGCCTGCAACTTCTCCAAAGTCGAAGCCGCCTTCACCTCAGCCAAACCAAGCCGGGCTCGAGCCGTGGGATTGAAACCAAGGGCAGTCAGCCAATCGGCGATCTCCCGGTTAAGTTCACGCAGCTGCTTGCGCGCCTCAGTGGACGACTCAGCCACCGGCACCAGGCGGGCGCGCTCCTCGAGCGACTCCCGCAGCATCGACAGTTGGATGCCGTCAGTGCGGGCGAACCACGCCGAGCCCGCGTCCATTATCTCGGTGAAAAGGTCCGCCGGGGACTTCTCATGCGGCGCCTGGTCCACCGGGGCGACCGCCACTAGCGGGCCGCGGTTATGCCGCGAGGCGTCAAAGGTGCCTGTGCGCTTGTGCTGCTCAACGGGCTTCGGAGGTCGGCCGCGCGGTGCCATCGGAAAACCTCCACATAAAGTCTGAATTTCGCGGCGCTATTTGTATGCATACTAGGCGGCCTTCTCT